GGTAGTTGCTGTTGCGGTAAAGCCGGTGGCGGTGGCGCAGTAGTTATTACGTATTGGTCTTAAAAGTTAATTAGGAGATAAATTAAAAATGGCTAAATTGAATATTAAAATGACGTATCCAGTGCCGGATAAGTATTTATCCCAGAGTATGAAAGCCGGGAACACTGCTACGTTAGATTATCTCGGACCAGACACTATCTGGGTACAAGTGTACAAGGACGGAGAGAATAAAGGAAAATGGAATCACAATCCTATCAAGACGAATTATCTTGATGACGGAGACATAGAGAATTATGACGGAGATGACCAGGCAGACGCTATTAGAGCCCTACCAGTTCCTCTCGATGCAGAACGAATCGAAATCGATTGCAAAACTAATCCTCATCTTTGTGCTATCTGGACAAAACCAGAAACAGTAGGAGATGATACTCCTAATTACGATAATCTACCTCAAGTAGAAGATAAACTTGACGGAGTTGTTTATTACAGACGACCAGCGAACGGAAGTCTTCCGCCTGACCACGTCTACAATCGCTTTGAAACAAGATGGGATTTCAAGAAAAAAGAGTGGGATTTAGTTCTTATGAATCCAAAAGACTTTGGGATGCCTGAATCTTGGGAAGAAATTCGAGCAGTTAGAAATTTAATGCTAGAAAATACTGACCAGAAAACTATGTTAGTTGACGGTCCTGAGAAGGATGCTTGGGAGACTTATCGCCAGAAATTGCGTGATATTCCTCAAGACTATGCAGATGTAGAAGTTCATACAGTACCACATCCAGATTCTCCCGAGGAGATACGAAATAACGCGGCCGACAGAGACTGGGCCATATCAGAGGGAGACGAATAATGGATATTTTAACACTTGGTAAAATGAACCAAATGGCCAAAAACACTGACCAAGCGTTAGAGTTAATGGCAAATCACGTTTATGAAGAGATTCAATTAGTTCATAACTTTCAAGATGGTGCGGAACAGACCATAGACACTGCGGTTACTACTGGTGTTAACACCATTCAAGGTTTGATTGATTCTGGAGTATCTTCAGAACCACAAAAACATTTTTTCATTTACAACACAAATCATTGGGATGTGACTAACGGTGGATGTTGCTTATCCTGGACTGTACCGACTGGAACTCAAATAATTACATTTGAAATTCTTTCTGGCGGTGGCCCTGGTGGCTCTGCTGGCCATGATTATGATACTGGTCACGGTGGTGCGGGTGGTAACTATAACGAAAAAACTATTTGCGAAGAGGCTGGACATTTTAGTTCTGCGGCAGGTTCAGAATCAGCGTATACATTATGTTCCGGCGGTACTTCAGAATGTTCTTGTTGCACCACGTGTAACAGGGCGTGTAGACACGGTTGTACATCTTATGTAAACGGACCTGGCTTATCAAACTTTTGTGCGATTGGCGGTCACGGTGGTTCAACATCTTGGGATATGAATTCATCTTGTTATAACTGTCATATCGGTAATAATCAGTGTGACTTAGGAAACTATAACGCTGGTTGGGTATCACATAACTGTAACGAAGCAACTCAAGGGGGCGATATGTGTTTCAGAGGAATCGCTGCCTCTTTTGAGAAACAGTATGACTGTTGTTCAGATACAGTCACATTTAGTGGCGGACCATCTGGACCATTTACAGTCTCTGGTATGGGCTCTGGCAAACATTGGTGTACTGGTAATATGGCTTGCTGTAGTCATCATTCAGCCTTCCCAGGCGGTGGTGGTGCAGGTAACCAGGTCGGAGCAGGCACACCTTGTGTAGGTGGTTTTGGTGCCGGCGGATTAGTCAAAGTGACTTATCAATAAATAATTAGGAGAGATTAGAAAATGGCACACGTTAAAAAAATCGTAACTTACGACTTACCAGACGAGTTCGAGCAGGCTGTCCCAACCAAAGCGTTAGGAAAAACGTCTACGCAAAGTTATGATGGTCCGTCAACTCTAATCCTATGGATTGATAGGGAGTCAAAAAGGGTCGAACAGACTTGGGACAAAGACGACTATACAGAACGTCCTGTTCCTTTAAATATGGAAGCAAAAGAACTTAAAGCAGATTCGGATGAGAATACAATCAAAATTGGTATGCTTTTCGGTGGCTTTGGAGAGAGAAAACTTTATGAAATTAGAGTTGGTCCTGTAGGTGATGACAACGCGGTCGTAGTAGACCCGTCTGACCCAAGAATGATTTACTCTGAGAATGATATTCTAGATGATTATACTAAACCTCTAGTAATCAGGACTGATTTTCGCCGATATGATGATGATTTCGTACGGAAAGAACGCAATTCAAAATTGAAGCAGACTGATTCTAGAATCGCTGAAGATATGCCTGATGATGTTAAACAGAAATGGCTTGACCATCGTCAGAAATTGAGAGATATGCCCGCAGATTGGGCCGCTGTTCCAAATCATTTGATTAAGTGGCCTACGGACCCAGATGGAGAATATGATGAACCATATGTCCGAAACGAAGACCCGGACCACGAAGTAATAATGGTCGCAGATAGAACGGCCAAAGATGCCGATGCAATTGGGCAATTAACGCCAATTGCCGGTATTGATGAGTAAATTAATAAAAACCAACTTATTTTAGAGTTTCAAAGCCCTCGAAAGAGGGCTTTTTTTATGATATAAATACTTGACAAGATGTACTGATTATGTTATAATAGTCGTAATTTAAAGTTATTAAACAAGTGAGGTGATGTGATGAGTCGTTCTAAGGCTTTCTTTATTAACGGTGGTGCTGGTAGGGTACTATGCTCAATTCCTGCGTTTGAGCGATATGCCGAAGATTCAGGCGATAAAGACTTTATAATCGTCTGCGAAGCAGGTATGGATTTCTATAGAGGACACCCAGTCCTCCAAAAACACGCTTACGAAGTGTGGCACAAAGGTCTTTTTGATGAACATCTTAAAGACAAAGATTTGGTTACCCCCGAACCATATCGTATCAACGAATATTTCAACCAACAGTGTAGTATGGCTCAAGCGTTTGATATCGAAATCAATAGCCTTGAGACTGCAAGAGAGTTATCCCAGCCGTCTATTAAACTCAATAAGATGGAAACGATTACTGGATTTCAGACTATCCAAGAAATCAAAGCAGGGGTAAACAAAGAAAAAGCAATTATCATTCAGCCCTTTGGACGTTCAGTTCAACAGATGGGTCAATATTTGATTGATGGCACATCCCGCTCTTTTGAGGTTCAGAATATAATTAGTATTATTCAGAAACTCCGAAAGAATTATGCTGTCATAGTAATGACAGAATTCCAACTGCCTATTCCAGAAATGAAAGACCACCCAGTAGCAGTTCCTAGAGAAGCGAACTTGCGACTATGGGCGTCAATGATTAATTCAGCAGACCATTTCTTGGGATGTGATTCTATTGGACAACATATGGTTAAAGCATTAAACAAAACGGCGACAGTCGTTATTGGCTCTACTGTACCGATTAATATCACCTATCTCGATGATGATAATATGGATATTATTGATATGGGCCACGAAAAAGGAAGAACTTATTCTCCTATTAGAGTTTCGTTTGATGACGAGAAAGATAGACAGAATGATGAGGTGATGATGTTAGATGAGTCTCAGGAACAAAGAGTTGTTGATTCTTGTGTAGGATATTTAGGCGATGGCGGACCGTTTAAAGGTACGTTTATTCCAACGCAACCAAGCGGAGGCTGTGGTGTTCCACCTAGTCCCCCTAAAGTGGTGAAGGACCAAGCAGGAGAAACAACGGATGTACCGAAGTACGATTTTAATTCTAAGAATTTATTAGATGAGGGTTAGATTATGAGTCAGTGGATTGCAGGTATTGCCAGAGGACACAACGCTGGTGTTTGTTTACTAAAAGACGGTGAAATTGTTTTTATTGTTGAAGAAGAGAGGCTCACAAGAAAAAAATATGACGGTGGGCCGTACGCTTCTATGGTTAAGATTCTTGAGTATACAGACAAATTAGATTATCTAGTAATCGCACATACACAACCAGATGTAAGTAGAGTAGACTTTAGTGGCGAAAATGTTTATCCAAGCCTGGCTAGAAAACTTCGGTTGATTGATAAACCAGAGCAAGTATTAGATATGCACAAATGGCATCATAAGATGCACGCCTCTTGTTCCTTCTATCGTTCTGGATTTGAGACTGCCGTTGCAGTCATTGTGGACGGTGCAGGTACATTTATTGAGATGAATGTTGGTGGTGAAGATATAATGTCTTGGGAACTTGAAACTATTTTTGATTGTTCATACCCAGATAATTTCAAAACACTCTACAAACATCAAGGTGGTAGAGGACCTTGGCCTGCAATGAAACAAATGATTAATTCCCAACGTGAAGGAGAAGAAGGCGAACACGAAATGATACTTGATGATTCGGCTGGTATCGTAAAAGCATACGAAGCCGTGACTCAATATTGTGGATGGGAGCCTATTGAAGCGGGCAAGACTATGGGATTATTTCCATATGGTAAACCGAACGATAAGATTCCATCGATATATACTGACGGAAATGGTGGTGACTGGAAGACTACAGACAGAAATGTTATTATTCCAACGTATCCTAACGGGTCATTAGTCAATCAATTTCGTTATGAAGAGTTAAAGACAACGGAAGAAGAGAACAAGGGAGACGTAACTAAACTCCAGAATCGTAGAGATATGGCATATCTAGTTCAGACTGAATCACAGCAAATGGTTCTTGACTTAATTCGCAAAGCAGTTAAGATGTCTGGTAATAAGAATGTCGTCCTTTCTGGTGGTTATGCTCTTAATTGTGTCGCTAACTATTGGTATCTTGAACAACTAAAAGACGAAGGTATAAATCTATTTGTTGAGCCCGTTTCAAATGATGCAGGTACCGCAATGGGTGCCGCACTGCTTTGTCATTACTCACTAACTAAAGACACAAAGGTACGTGAATATGGCGAGTCATTATTTCACGGTCCAAAGCAGAGTAGAACTACAGATGAGATTACTGATATTGCAAAGAAATATAAGGCGACTGGTGTATTTGATGCACAGTATCCAGAGGATGCAGTTAATTTAATTTTGAAGGGGAACATTGTTACATTATTTCAAGGTAACAGTGAGAATGGCCCAAGGGCTTTGGGCAATCGTTCTATCCTATATGACCCACGAACGGTAGAGGGGAAAGACTACGTTAACAGTGTAAAGCACAGAGAATATTTCCGGCCGTTCGCTGGGTCAATTCTTCACGAACACGCGGCTGAATGGTTTGATATGAGGGGTATGGAAGAATCTCCACATATGATGTATGCGATGTATTGTAATACCGATGAACAAGCAGAACAAATTCCTGCTATTATTCACATAGATAAAACTTGTCGGATTCAGACAGTCAAAGAACACCAGAATCCAATATTCTATGAAATGATACAGAAGTTTTATGAGCAAACTGGAGTACCAGTTCTTTTCAATACTTCTTTTAATCTTGGTGGAGAACCACTAGTAGAGTCGATTGATGATGCTGTTCGGACACTCTCAGAAAGTAATATTGAGTATCTATATCTTCCAGACAACAATTTGATAATCGAAGTTAAAAACAAGGAGAAAAAGTGATGGGACAAGTTATGCAATTCCTAACTGAGGAAACTAAAAAAGAAGAAGAGGGTAGAGTTCTACCTAAAACCGATGAAGCATTGTTAGCCGCGGCAACTAAGAAAGCGTTTGACAAGGAATTTGAAGAGGCGGGGAAGGAAATAGAAAAAAAAGACCAACGTCAAGCCGCTGCCGAACAAGTTCAAAAAACGATTGATGATGAAGTAATTGAGACTGAAAGAAAGGCTAAAGAAGAAACAAAAAAATTAGCCGAGAAGAAGGCTCCAAAGAAACCTGTTAAGCCGATTCCAAAAATTTGTGTTGTTACGGGTGGTGCAGGTTTTATAGGTAGCCACTTGATAGAGAAGTTGAACTATCGCGGTCAAGAAAAGATTCTTCTTGTTGATGACTTATCGCATCCAGACAAGATTAATAATATTAAAGACCTAAAATTCCAAGACTATTGCGATATATCTAAATTTCCAGACCTGTTTATGTTTATGGCAGAGAAAAATATGGTTGACCAAGTTTATCATATGGGTGCTGATAGCAATGTAAATTGTGATGATGGCAAACATATGATGGAAAATAATTATCAATATACTTGTAATCTTATGGATATATGTCATATGGGCAGAATTCCTCTTGTTTATGCCTCGAGTGCCGCAGTATATGGACAGCAAACTAAAGAATGGGGTACCTTTGATGATGCTTCAGATGATTATGTTCCAGAGAGTTACTACGCATTAGCGAAACTTCAAGCCGATAGATATAGCAGAAAATTTATGAACCAAGGTCCCGATAAGACTAAAATTATCGGTCTACGATATTTTAATGTTATCTCTGATGGCAAACGAGAACAGCATAAAGGTGATATGAAGTCTGCTACAGCCTGGATGAAGGAGCAGTATGATGATACAGGAATGATTCGTTTATTCAAACATTCAAACGAAATATATCGAGACTTTGTTCCCGTTGACCAAGTCGCTCAAATGACAATCAATGCTATGATGTCTGGAAGAAGTGGTGTATATAATATTGGTACTGGAGAAGCACGGACTTTTCTTGCGTTGGCTTTAGAAATTGTTGATAACGATGAAGAAAAGATAACGTATTTCACAATGCCATACGAAATGCGAGACCGATATCAATCGTTCACCGAAGCGAATATGGATAACGCTTGTTTCGGTATTATGTCGAGACCCTAGAAATGGCAATACGAAATCAAAAAATTCCAAAGGGATGGGGACACGAATTAATCATTGAGAGTAATGACCAATATTGTATGAAAGAACTCCATTTTAAAACAGCAGGATGCAAATCTTCAATGCACTTTCATAAAGATAAGACCGAGACTTGGTTATGTCTCAGAGGTGCAGTTATGGTTGATTTAATAGATTTGAGTGATGCTAGTAAAAGCAAGATATACGTAACACAAGGAGGAACATTTCATATCGTCCCTATGACTCCACATCAAGTGACTTGTACGGAAGACAATACAGTAATCATTGAAGCATCAAGCAAAGATACTCCTGAAGATAATTATCGCATCTTTCCAGGCAATTCTCAAAACGAATACGGTGAACGCAAGGCTCAAGGAGAGTAATTTACCAGAACGGAACTTCCCTTACTTTGTCTATAATGTTTGTTGTGCTTTTTCCCTCAACCATAGGGATTATTTTAACCTCATCCACTAATTCATGGCCAACAACCGTGTCAATTGTATAGTCACCGCCTTTCACTATTATCTCGGGCCGTAGATTTTTAATCAAATCATATGGTGTATCATCATCAAAAATAACTACACTATCGACTCCTGCGATTGACTCTAATACTTTCTTTCTCTCCATCATATCATTTATTGGTGTTCGTTTTATTCTTTTCATTGAATCATCACTATTTAGCCCAACAACTAATCTGTCACCGAGCATCGCGGCGTGATTAAGTAAAGCAATATGGCCAGAGTGTATAATATCGAAGCATCCGTTTGTAAAAACTACAACCTCTATCACAGCATTCTTATCTGGAATTGCTGTACCTAATTTAGTCACTACATTACCCGCGGCCCTATTTGCATAGTCCATTGCTTTTCTAATGCCTGCTGGTAGAAATAAGGTGAAGGTCGCAATGACGGTATCGCCTGCTCCAGAAACATCTCTAACTTCTCTTCTCTCGGTTTGCCTAAGTATGGATGCTCCATCTCTACCAACCCAGTGCATACCATTTGCACCAAGGGTCACTAAAATTCCTCCCAGCAAATTCAATTCTTCTGCAACGCCTAAGGCTTTCAGGTAAGAGAACTCGCCGTATGCTTCTTCAAATTCTCGTAGATTTGGTGTGAGGGCATAAACACCAGTATATTTTTCCCAATCTGTTCCCTTCGGGTCGACTAGAATAAAACAATTATTTTTAGTAATAAGGTCAGTTATCAGCGACTTAGTTATAGTACCTTTGCCGTAATCGGACACTATAATGGCGTCTGGTGTCTCACCTAATGACGGAGGAGCGTCTTTGATATACCCTGCATCAATCCTACATAGTTGTTGGTCATTCGATAGGATACGAGTCTTGGTGATAGTCTTTGAATTTTTACCCCGCCTAAGGTCATTATCAATATCGTGTTCTGCTAATAGAGAAGTTATCTGGGCGCCCTGGTAATCGTCACCCACAGTAGAAAAAAGGCGGACCTTGTCTGTAAATACTTTCAATGTCCGACAGACATTGGCCGCTCCACCTAGACGGTTTTCTACTCTTACATCATCCACCACTGGCACAGGACATTCTGGAGAAAGACGAGTGGATGTTCCGGCCTTATATACATCCAACATCACGTCACCAATCACAGTAATTCGCTTATTCATAATATTCTCTCCAAATCATCTTATTATATAAATACTTACTGAGTAAACTATACTCTTATATATACGTAAGGAAAAAGATGGACGACCAAACAACTAAGGCAATTGATGGGCTGAAGTCCGGCATAGACACTTATTTGGTACATATAGGTACGATGAAGGAGAGGATTACCCGACTAGAAGAACAAATGAAAACTATCTACAACACAGCAGATAGAATTGAAAAAAAGTTGGATAAACTGATTGAACAAGCCGGCGACCACGATGTAGATGTTGCTACAAATAAAATCCGAATAGGCGCAGGAGAAAGATTCTTCTGGGTATTGGTATCTGCAGGCATCGGGCTTGTTATATACTGGATAAAGAGTGGGACGTGACCGATGGCTATTGATATATTATTTGAATTTGAAAAATATCTCTCGATAATTGTGTCGGCAGGGGCTATTGGAGCCTTCTTCTTTACGTTGAAGCATAGAAAATATTATTCTTGTTGGGCCCGGTCTTCTATTTTGTTTGGAGCGTTAATCAGCATATATCACCTATTTAATTGTTTTCTTTGCAGTCCTGAGGCCGCGCTTATTATAGCAGATGTAAAAGACCATATGGTAACAGCAGGGATACATATTGGTTATCAACTTACTGTGGCGATGTTTGTATATACAATAATAAGATTTAAGTGGTCTATAACAAAACAATATAATGCTATTATGGCAGTGAAATGTAGAGAGTATAATGGTACACATAAATAGCAATGATGACGAGGAAATATAATGGCTAAACTACAATCAGTAGACAATTTAAGGGATTATGCGTATCGTAAACTTGGGGCTCCTAAAATAGAGATTCAAGTTGATGATACACAGGCATATGACAGGATAGATGATGCCCTCCAATTATTCATAGAGCGACACTTTGATGGCGCTGATGAGAAATTTCTTACTTATGAATTCACTATGGAGGATGAGACAAATCAATACATAACTCTCGATGATAATATTGTCGCGGTAACCAGAATATATGAGCCTGGAAGATATTCTTCTGAAGCGATGAGTGATATACGCTACAAAATTATGGCAGACGAAATGTTTGATATGACCAATATCAGTATGCAGTATTTTGAAATAACAATGGAACACCTTGAAATGGTGAATAGTTATTTCGCTCTAGATAGGACCTTCTCATTTAATAAAGCGACTAACAGGTTATATAGTCATTCGGGCAAGATAATTGGACCAAGTTGTTCTGATGATGTCTCATTGACATTAGAAGATTGTGAGACTGCCGGAGAGACTTGGACAGTAGGAGCATCTATACTTCTTAGGGCTTGGCAAGCAGTTGTGCCTGATGAAGATGGTAGTTATGCTCTTGATGTGTTTAATGATGAATGGATTAAAAAGTATTCGACTGCTCTAATTAAACAACAGTGGGGAGCGAATTTGAAACAGTTTGACGGAATGCCATTACCTGGAGGTATTACAATTAATGGTCAACAGGTTTGGGATGAAGCGAAAGAAGAAGTTGAGAAACTTCAAGAAGAATTTTCACTTAATTACGAACTTCCGGTCAACTTTATAGTAGGATAATACTATGGGTATGTTCGACAGTATGTCTAAATCCCCGATGGTTAAGGATATTGTAGAAGAAGTTGTTGCTATGATTGGATTTCAGGCAAAATATCTTCCGCGAAAATACGGTACCGCCATCGACCCAATTTTCGGTGAGGACCCCTCATCGTTCTTTGATACTGTATGGACATTTAATATATTGATTGATGAATATCAAGAGTATGGAGATGTCGGAGATTTCTATTCCAAGTTCGGAGTACAAGTCACTGATGAAATGAAAGTGTCTTTCACGAAGAAATCCTTTGCCGAACAAACAGTAGAAGTTGAGGATGATACTCCAATTGCAGGTGATTTGTTATATTTCAATGATGCGGAAGCATTATTTGAAGTAACCTTTGTTGGTCACAACTCCTCATTCTATCCAGAGCCAGAAGGTTCACAACACATATGGACATTAACTCTCAAGCCTTGGGAATACGGTAGCGAAGCAATTACTGTTGTTGACCCAGAAATTACTGCTATCACCGATGACCTTGATACTGTAATAGATAAAGCCCTAACCACTCCAGATTGGGATAGTTTGGATGACGATATTTTTGATTTATCTGAAATGAATCCATTTGGGAGTACACAATAATGTTCGGTACAACTTTTTATCACGGAACTACAAAGAAACTGATTATCGCCTTTGGGTCAGTGTTCAATAATCTTCACGTTCAGAGAAAAGAGGCGGATGGCACATTACTTAAAGACATTCAAGTGCCTCTGGCTTACGAATCCCGAAAGAAGTATCTAGCACGATTAATCCAAGACAGTAAAAAGAATAAAGAAGTTCCACGTATGGGCTTTATTATGAGTGGTATGGAAGCAGACTATGGTCGTGCTGGTAATCAAATGAATGAATATAGATTCAATCATACCGATGATACTAAGGCATACAAAATATTCTCGCCCATTCCATACAACTGGACTTTTGACCTTGACATTTATGTTGACTATATGGATGATGGACTACAAATTGTAGAGCAAATTTTACCATATTTTCAACCAGACTTTAATTGTGTTATTGAAGAGATACCTGAATTGGATATGAAGAGAGACATACCTATAGAATTAACGGGTGTATCTCTGACTGATGAACACGAAGGTGATTTTGCTGAACAAAGAGTTGTAAATTGGAATCTCAATTTTATCGTGAAGGGATGGATATATCCGCCGATAATGGAGCAAGGTCTTATTAAGGAAGTTGAAACCAACTATATTGTTGGCTCGTTTAGTGGTAACGTAAATGAAGCACCAAATGAACGAGTAAATCTTTCAGTTGACCCATTTGATTCTCAAGTGGATGACAACTGGACAGTTAAAATAGAAGCAGGACATCCTGATGACCCAGACGATGACGATGACGTAGATACTATGCACGAAGTCCAATGGCCGTTAGGTAATGATTGATGTTAAAAAGGAAATTATATTATGGTAGAACGAAAAGATTCTAAACCAAGAAGAAAAACTACAAGAAAGAGACAAACAAGGAAAAAGACAGTCAACGAAAGATTAGACGCCGAATTAGATATGGTTACAGATATAGAGCGTTTTGATGACGAAAGTCCCAATTTTTTGCCTCCGAAAATTGATGCAGATAAACGGATTGTAAGCACACGAAGAGAACGTGGCCTTGCACCGAGGGCGACTGTTAATTCAAACCCAGAACTGGGAGATTTGCCTGAAGATTATTCATATGCAAGAGATAATCTTTATAATCTTATAGAAAGAGGAAACGAAGCCCTTGAGGGCATCCTTGAACTTGCAAAAGAAATGGAACACCCACGAGCATATGAAGTTGCTAGTGGATTAATAAAAAACGTATCAGATACGACAATGGAATTGTTAAAAATGCAGAAAGAATTAAAACTAATGAAGGAGGGTGAAAGTCCTAAGACTAACGTCAATAATCTTTATGTGGGTTCTACTGCTGAATTACAAGAAATGTTAAAAGGGAAAACAATCAAATGAGTAGAGACCACATAATCCAGAACATCGGACTGCTAGTATTAGTAGTCGGAATGATGTATGGAATAACAGTAATAATGGATATGGTACGAGAGGTTGATTCTCTTGTCGAGCAAATGTCTGCATTAAAGGATAGCGTTGATATTTTGGTAAAGAATCACAATAATGGCCATTAATTGAGTTCTCGGGGTATTATATTATGACAATTACTACCTACTTAGGTAATCCACTACTCAAACGTGTAAACGTACCCCAAGAGTACACGCAAGAAGAGGTTCTGGAATATGTAAAGTGTAGGGATAATCCAATCTATTTCATTAAGACCTATATGACTATTGTCAATGTAGATAAGGGTCTGATGAAATTTGACTTATGGCCTTTTCAAGAAAATCTTATTACAGGCCTATATAAAAATCGTTTTTCGATAGTCAAGTGTCCTAGACAGTCTGGTAAATCTCAGACAAGTCTGGCATTTATGTTACATTATATATTGTTTAATGACCAGAAGAACGTAGCGATTCTTGCCAACAAAGGCGCAACAGCAAGAGAGTTGTTGGGTCGATTACAAATGGCATACGAAAGACTTCCTATGTTTCTGCAACAAGGAGTTGCCGAATGGAATAAGGGGTCTATACATCTTGAGAATGGTTCCCGAATACTTGCAGCCTCTACATCTTCATCGTCTATTCGTGGCTATGCTTTTAATTTAATTTTTCTTGATGAGTTCGCATTTATTAGTCAAGGGTTAGCAGAAGATTTCTTTTATTCTGTATATCCAACTATATCATCTGGTCAGACATCAAAAGTTATTATTGTATCAACACCAAATGGTATGAATCACTTTTACAAGA